CTGAGTAAGGGTCGAACAGGGTTCATTAAGGGCGCTCGAAAGTGGGTAGTGTGAAACCGTCGTTTAAGCGCAGCCACTGTTTCGGGGTCCTTGAAGCATTGTTCGATCGTGTATTGGCTTGTGACGATGATTTGTTTAGGTCTGATAACCATAGAGCCGCCTTTGATCTCTGCATTAAAACGATAATGATCTGCCCATTCTTTTAAGAAAGCACTTATCCATATTTCATGACTTGGGTCGATATCATCGATGATTACGTGTTCTTGAAATTTATATCCACCCCACCATTTGTTTTTTGCTTTTAAGTATGCACGGGGCCATCTGTGTCTTGCGGTTGAGGATTTTCCAGATCCTGATGGTCCACAAAACCAATGATTGTCAAGTGAGTTGATATCAGGAAGCACTTGTTCTTCGAGTTCCCGTTGCCGGATTCTTTCGATTGCGGGCATGCATCGAATGAATATATCGGCAGGGATATCTTCGAAGTCTCCATTTTTTGCTTTCTTTCGCGCGTCTTCCCAACGAGCTTTCTCAGCGTCTCCCCCACGTTCGCCGCGTTCGTGTGGGCTGAGTGGTCGTTCCCCAAACTCCTCGAAGTCTTCATCTTTCTGACAGTAGTCAGCTGCCTGGTCGGGAGATCCCATCATTTTTTCAATGTGTGGGTTTCCAGGCAAGAATCCTTTTACAGAGTTAAAGGTTCGTGCATTGGTGAAGTAAATGAAGCCTTGGAGGTGGTTAGTTCCCGATTCTCCGATTTCTCGCCCGAATGTTAGGTATCGAGGGATTTCTGCATTGGCTTTTAAGTATTCAATGTCTTGTTCAGTGTAATTGTTTAGGGTGAAAACCCATCCTCTCGATCGTGCATTAGTCATCGCGCGGAAGGGATAGTGAATGGATCCGTGTGATTTGACAATGAGTTATAAGTGCCGTGGGTTGCACGCTTTCAAGACAGGGCGTGAGGTCCACGTTTTCGTCCCTGTAAGAGTTTGTATGTAGCGATGTTGCCTCCCCCCCTTCTTACAGTCGGCGAAACGTGGATTTCATCGTCCCTGTCTTGTTTCGCGGTGCATTGTCCCCGAAACGTGGTTAGGGTTTTAGGGGTGTTACGCGTTTTGGATAGGCACGTTAAGGGTAGTGTCGAGAGTTACAATTATACCGTTGATGAAAGGACACCCGGTGCATGAGATCCAGTTTAGGGGCATTTTCGAAAGACGAATTCAGTACCAAGTGACAACTGTCTTGGGCAATCTAATCGATTTTCGAGCGCCCCCGCGGGGGGGCGCGATGAAAATCAAAATAGGAATTAGGGGGGCTCACCCCGGGCCCAATGACAACAGTTAGGGCACGTGAATGGTGCTGTTCAGTCGCTATAACAACCTAACATTAGAGAACCTAACATGGCACGACTTGGGTTAAGGTTCCTTCGATGACGCCGCCATAGCGGCGTCGAGATGGAACCTTAACCCAAGGCTCGTGCCATGTTAGGCGGTGCTCACCCCGGGCCCCTAACATGGCACGACGTGGGTTAGGGGCCTTTAGGTCCCTAAACCGCGTTATGTGCCATGTTAGGACACCCTGACCCCGGGCCCCTAACATATCACGACATGGGTTAGGGGCCTTTAGGTCTCTAACCCGTGGATCGTGATATGTTAGGTAACCCCATATAGGTTGTGGTTGGTTTCGAATAAACCAATGTGCACACAGGGTCTAGGCTAAGTATTACCCTAGACCCTTGTGTGTGTGTCATTGCGTGAGTGCGTACATTCGGAAGGTGGTTGTACGTAGTATATAAAGGGAGAATGTCCCATAATTGCAATGTCACACGGGGTTTGCGTATATGTCTGTTAGGTTGTTTGGTTCGATCATATCAGAATGGGAAAACGTTCGCAGAGTCGTTTACACGCTAACTGCAGCCAAGTTTCGATGGTCGTTGACTTCGATATGATGTTATTGGCTGAGATGGTTTCTGCTCACGAGCACCCTTTCATGTACCAGGACATCCTGTTAGGGAGTTTGAAAGATGATGCTCGAGAAGCCTTTCGCCGTCATTTACGCTGGATGCGTGAGAATCCAGTGTCCAAGAAGAAGGCGAAAGAAGTTGCCAATAACATTTTGGAATAAACTGTTTCGAGACAAAACCCATCTGGGATTTTTGTTTATTTTTTTGTTTTGTAAAAATCTCGAAATGGCTTGCAGTTACGTGACTGCGTGGTGGTCAATGACTGTGACGATTAGGTCTGCTTGGGCGATGGTTCCAGGCAGGGTGCCTTCGACGAAGTAGAATACAGGGAATTGTTCGAATGCGTCGACTTTCATGATGCATGTGACCATGAATGTTCCTTTAGGATCGGCGCTTGCTCCAAGGCGTACTTCTTGGACTGTGTCATTGTACCATATAGTAACGAGCGAGCATCCGGCTCCGGCGCTTACTACGGGTCTTGTTGCTAGTGCGCCGTTTGCTCCGTAGATTACGTAGTGAATGAGGTAGTAAACATCGGTGGATGCGCTTGGGAATCGAAGTGATGATTGCGGGAATAGGGTACCGATTCCGTATTGGAGGTCGAGTGATGAACCGGCGCGTTTGTTGAGTGCGGTTCCGAAAGTGGCAGATTCTTCAACAATGCCGGTGGGACTGCCGAAGAATGTGCCTGTGGATCCACCGACACTGGTGAAACTGAGTTGTGGTTTGTGGAACACGATGTCGTATGTGACCCAGAGTTGCCCAAGTGCTCCAGTTGTTCCTGTTGGGATACCACTGTATGCGACTTGGAAGTTGCCGAAATCGTAGTCGCGGATATCGGTTGCCGTAGTAGCTGGTACGTTTTGGCGAACGTAAAGTAATTTGTTGTTAGTTTGTTTTGGGTCGCATTCGATTGGGTGTAGCATGTCGCGACTTGGTTTGGAGCTGATGCTGTATTGCGAGTTTTGCATTTCCAGTAAACTGGTATATGCAGGATCAGTAACGTCATAGTCGGTGGCTAAGCAAACTTGTCCCAGTGCAATTGCTCCTGTAAAGGATTCGGAAGCGGTTGATACGAATTCGAATACCATGCCTTTGATTTCGTATTGATCGTAATTTTGTGCGATTGTACTTAACCATGGAAACGTGCCGGAGTTTCCTGGATTAATGACAAATGTTTGGTTTACAAATGCGCCTGCGTGGCTCCCGGACAGTGTAATGTCTGAGATAAATTCTCGGTGCCGAACGCGCGTGCCGATATTGACGTCGGCGAAAGAAGGTACGAGTTGTCCTTCTGAAAGCTTGACGGATGGCATTAGAGAATTGGCTCTGACTTTGTATGCTCCGAATCCAACAAGCTGTGCTAGCTTGTTTCCTAGCCATTTCCCTGCATGGGCACCAGCAGTCGCACCAAGAGGGTTATCAGTGAGAGTACCGCCCGCAAGAGCGCCAAGAGATTCGCCAGTAGCTGCGAACGTCCCGGGCGCGAAGAGTTCGTTCCCTGCGCTTTGAATAGCGCCTTTAACTTTTTTAAGGGCATCTCCCCAATAGCCGCCGCGGCCACGGATTAACGATCGGTTGCCGTAAGGGCCTCTGTTGGTAAAAAGTTTAGCGGGTCCAATTCGACGTTTATAGACTTGATTGGGTAACCTGTTGTTGCGACGTTTAACCATATGATCGAATGGAAGACAATAGTAAAATGAAAAGTTTACTTGCGCGCGTGCTTGTTTTGTGCGATGGCCCGTGCCACGTATGCTGAACCAGGTTCGTCTTGTTCTGCGAGTTCGATAGCTTGGTCAACCAGCATTTGATTTGCGCCAGCTTCTTGGCGTAAGTCGTTCTGTGCATTTGCAATGCCCTGGGCGACGAGATTATCAATGATGGCTTGCTCTTCTGCTGAGTTGGCCGCTGCATTGCTGTCTCGAAGATAGTTGTATTTTTTGCGCATGGCATTTCGCAAGACGTTATGGGCTTTGATTTCATTGGCGACTTGCGATAAAGCAGATCGTCTTCGGATTTCTGATAGTTTAGCTCGTTGTCGTGTACGACGGGCTGTTTTTGAACTTCCAGCTCTGCGTGCCATGATGCAAATAATAGAATGAGCAAAAAACAAAGTTAGGGGTTGTATTTGTTAGGGTGTTTTGGCTAGGGAATTAGTAAGTTTTGTGCATTTGTTAGGGTTGTTCGTCGTTGCTGAGTAAGGGTCGAACAGGGTTCATTAAGGGCGCTCGAAAGTGGGTAGTGTGAAACCGTCGTTTAAGCGCAGCCACTGTTTCGGGGTCCTTGAAGCATTGTTCGATCGTGTATTGGCTTG